ATGTATGGTATAGCTGGGGGAAAATATGACAAAGAGCTCCTCGGTGGGACTAATTGGTCTTTTAGATATCCTAGATGGAAAAGAGTTGTTGCAAAAGAATTGAAAGGTTTACTACACGTAACTGATCAGTTCAGACACACATTCACATGGTCAAATATAAATGATGAGTTGGAAGCAACTGCTAGGTATTTTGGTCATTCCAATGCAAAACTCAACTTAACAGAAGCAGATGTTGATGTTGTTTGGGATTTGTTAAAACCTTTATATGAGAATTCTCGTATAGCTACTTTCGATGAAATCTTCCAACACTGGAATAAACGTTATAACGTTGGAGCACTTACATTTTCACCACGAAAATATAAAGATGGTTCAAGAAGGAAGATGAAGAGGAGAGAAGATATTGCGCGATTTGCCGGGAAGAAAGAATACTTAAAGTATTGGGAAAAGCTGTTCTATTGGGCGCCAAAATTGCAATCTTTTGGTGTTTTCTTCCCAAAACCTGAACAACTAGGGACCAAGAAGTGGACAAATAGAAAAATAAGGACACCATTATCCTCATATTTGCCACAATACTTAATGCAAATTGTGTTTTCTTTTGAGCCAAATCATCGAAAGAAATATGAAGAGACACCAGTAAAAGTTGGTATGCCGCTAAATGGTGTCAACATGGCTAGGATGTTTGCAAAACACAAGAAATACAAATATCATTTTGCTGGAGATTGTTCAGCTTTCGACTCAACAATTAACACAGATGTAATGGAGCTGGTAAAGGCTGTGAGAAAAAGAGGTTTTAAAGGCCACAAGCAATACGAAGCAATTTGTGAGTTAATTGATGTTGCTACAGAAAAATTACTTGACGCAAAGATTATATCTTCAAGTTCTGGTAATATCTACAATAGAGGAAATCATGGTCCAGGGACTGGTCATGCATCAACCACACCTGACAACTCAATCGTTATGACTGGGCTATATGGTATCGCCTGGCGTAGACTCACAGGGCAGAGTGCTAAAGAATTCAGAAGACACAATGAATTGTCAGTCTATGGAGATGATCATGAACTTTCAATTGGTGAGTTAGCACCTCCTGCTTGGAATTTCAAGAATATCCAAAGAATCATGGCCTCTTGGAATATAACCATGAGACTTGAGGTAGGTGAT